TTCAGTTATGTGGAGACTTACCTAGGATAGAGTTGTTTGCTAGACAGAAAACAGAAGGTTGGGACGTATGGGGGAATGAAGTATGATAATACTATTGATAGCACTATTATTTAATCCTGTATTTGCAGGTGATGCAGTATTGGGTGAAGCAAAGTTTAATCAGAACTGTAAGCAGTGTCATGGACCAGCAGGTATGGGTCTAGCTAGTTATCCAAAGGTGTCTGGTAATGATATTGCTTACACTATAGATAGACTAAAAAACTATAGAGCAGGTGTTGAAATAGGACCAAACTCATCTTTAATGATAATGATGGCTAGACCTTTATCTGATATAGATATTGAAAACTTAGCAGCTTACTTAAAGGAAGCAAAGAGGTAATGCTTAACGATTTATTACACGTTTACGTTCTTATGGAGGTATAAAGTATGATTATGGGTATATTAAATATTATCAAACATGGTGTACTTATACTGTATGTAAGTTTTTTTATTAGTTTACTTTTAATAGGTGCGGTTGGAGAGTTTGTAGTAGAAGATAAGAGAGGATTACAAGAGTTTCTAGTAGTAACTGCTATATTCACTCCAATCTACCTTGCTTTCTTGTGGGGTAAAAATGAGTAATATTCTTATATTTATATTAGGATGTAGTGTTAGTTATTTATTATTATACCAAGGCAGAGAAGAAATACATGATTTATGGAAGGTAGCCTACGAAATAGGCAAAGATGATGGTACTTCTGTAGCCAAGGCACAGTATGAATGGACAGAAGAAAGACTTAGTGAAGAGTGTATGTTGTTACACTTTGAGAAAGATGAGAAGCGTAGAAGTAAACTAGGATTAAAAGGGTTAGGTCAATAGTCTGTTAGTACGACCATACAGTAGGTCTAGGTCTAAAAGTAGAGTTTTCAGATGTATCTAAGTGAATGAACCTACCACTCCCTTTCTGTTGCACTCCTATACCAGTAAAACCAATCTCAAAAGCTAGTGACATAAGCTGGTAAGCGTCACCTCTACTTACCTTTACATCAGCAGCTAAACCATCATGGTGAACACCTGGAGTCTTCTTCTTTAGTTCTATAGGGTGTGTTCTTGCTCTGTAGCCACTTGTAATCACCATAGGTTGACCATAGTATTCTCTTAGTTGGTTCATCTTATTGATAAACTCTTGATCCATGTTACACTCACCAGTAGCACTACACTTAAACTCATTTTCACTAAAATACTTACCCCAGTCTATAATATACTTTTTCATATTAGTCCTTTTTGTCCATTAAATCTGATAGTTCTTTTGTTTTATCTTTGCTACTAAGACTACTACCAAAGTAGTATCCTAATACCATGGTTACTGCTGAACTTAGCGTGCCTAGGACGTATATCAATATATCTTTAGACTGTGGATCTACTTCTACAAATATAATTACAAGAAATAAACCAAACGCTAGTATTACTGTACCTAGTGCTAGTATAGGAGTAACAATCTTGTTTAGCATTGGGGCAAACTCTGAATTTGCGATTTTCATCTCTCTTTCACGAGCAGACTGCTTATCTTGCATCTCTGATTCTAACTTAGCTAGTTCACCTTTTTGCTCCATATCTCTAAGTTCTTTCATAGCTTTAGCACGAGCAGTAGGGTCAGGTATAACCCTATCTAAAACTTTTTCTGCTACAGGAAGCAGACCAGTAAGTAGTTGTAACATCTATTCTCCTTATGTTGTATAATATTTCTTCTTTATTTTACAGCCATTCTCAGTCTCTACTTCAAACCAGTTAAACCCTTTATACTCATTAGCACACCAATAGATACACAATCCTCTTTCCATTCGTTGTAGCCTACAGTGATATTGTTCTCTTTGTGGTATTATAGTTACTAACATAGTAGATAGTAGTATTTCTATCATTGTACTCCCTTTATTGAGTCAATTAAGAACTGCACCATCCACCATCCAGCCATAAGCAGAACAGCTATAATAGATAACATAGTGGAATTGTAAATGAGTTCTTTACGTTTGCGTATTTGTTGGTATACCTGTGCTTCACGTTGCGTTGAATTGACCTTCTAATCTGTATTAGCTGTTTATAACCATCTGCACCAAGATGGTGCAATGAACCCCAGTAGAACATATGCTTTAGTTCCTTCTCCATCTCTTTAATTCTTTGTCTTGCAGCAAGTTCATCAAATGCTTCTGCTGTGCTTGACTTAGTGTAAGTAATCTTCTTAAATATAGATGGCTTACTTTCTTCTTGTGTTAAACAGAACTTTACATCTTCTACCGCAGAAGCCCACTTACCTAGCTGTGAGAACACCTCTTGAGCTTCCTTACCATAGTTTACTGCTGTCTTGATACCCTGAAATACTGCATTTGCTGTAGCTAAAGCTGTGATTGGGTCAATCATCTAAGCATTTCCGTTGGAGTTCCTCTTCTTTGGGTCAACATACCAGCAGCTTCTTCAATCATTCGAGGTGAGCCTTCAACAAACCTAGAGACAGACTGACCAAATGGAGTATCAGCAGCAATACCACTAGTTATAGTAGCAGGTACAGTAGGAGCTATAGCTGATCTACCTAACGCTGGTAACAGCTCAGGTGCTCTTGTTCTCATTATTGTCAATACATCTTGACCCATTAACTGCCTCATTAGTTGTTTTACTTTTTTATTTTCAACAGAACCTGTTTCATCTTTCAAACTGTTTGTCAGTATCCTAGATAGCTCCGCTCCTAAAGCCTGTCTTTGTTTTTCTTCAACTCCTCTCAAATCTCTTTTGAGTGTTCTTTGAACAAAGTTAAATAAACCATCAGGAGACTCTGCATTTTTTTCTATAGCTCCATTAATTCTTTTTACTATTTCTTGCCTTGATGCTGTTTTTGAGTTTCCTAAAACAGCCATAGCTGTACTTCTCATATCTACTTCTGCTTTTAGATTACTAACAAATTTGTTAAACTTATTTTGTCCTTGTTCAGTACCAGGAAAAGTTGCTCTCATAATAGATAAGTTGTCTGAATTTTTAAGTATATTTCTAGCACTAGAGGCAGCAGCAGGTATTATTGCTTCTTCACCTCCAGCTTGACCACCTATTTTCTGTAACATCTTTTGCATCATTCCTAGTCTTAGAGCAGTCTTTTCTCCTTCAGTCATAGATGCAATATCTCTTCTAAACTCATTAAAAGCCTTGTTTGCTTCAGATTCAAAGTTTCTTCCTCTATCCATAGCATTTAGTATAGATGTTTCATCAGACCAAAAATCTCTAGCTTTCTTGTAGTCAGGGTTAAACTGATCTATATAGTCTGTAAATTCATTTTTTAACTGTACTAATGTTAGAACTTCCTCATTAGAAAGAGGAGTACCATCACTTTTTCTTTTTAAGAATATCTGTTTATCTAAACCTCTTTTTAAAAAATCTAAATATTCAGTATCTATGGCATCAACACCTACAGGACTACTTGCTCCTTTCGGGGTTATTAATATATCACCTTTTTCAGATATTTCCATAGTTGGTATTTTCATACCTTTGTTAGAAAATAAATCTCTTGCAGTTTTTTCAGCATCTCTAAATGCGTTTCTTTGTAGTAAATTACTTAATTTTTCTCCAGTTGGTACTTTTCTCCCATGAGCAACACCATATAGTTCTTTAGCTTTTTCTGCTCTTGAGGTTTGTAAAGCTAAGTATTCATCAAAAAAACTAGCTCCATCACCAAATGCTTCTGACAAGTCTGTAGATAATCTCTTTAAAGAGCCTACTTCTCTATCTTTTAAAAACCTAGTAGCCTGTTCTCTTCCTATACCTGGTAACAATGCTACAGCATCTAATAAGGCTTCTGAGTTTGTTCCTAGATCAGCCATAGTATAAGGCTTACCTGTAGCTTTTTCTAATACTATTTTTAATCCTTCTTCTACTGTACCTGCATCATTCTGTATAGCTTCTTTTATTAGCTGTCTAGCTAAGTCTTTACCAACCATTTTGTTACTTTGAAACATACCCACTATAGGGTCATATACTTTACTCAGTCCTCTTGCTCCTAGTTCTAATACTGCTCCAGCACCAGCAGAAAGAACACCAGACAAAGCTCCTTCTCCTAGTCTATCTGTTATATCTCCTTCAGCAGCACCTACACCAGCTCCAAAACCAAAAGCACCGCCTGTTCCTATAGCTCCTCCTATTGTTCTACTAGCACCAAAGCCAGGTATTAAACCAGTTGTTATAGCTCCTCCTGCTTCATAAGCCATAGACTTAACAGGATTTGCTTCAGCATACTCTTTTGATTCTAGTCTTTCTACAGCAGTTCCTAGATCAGCAGTTGTAACAGGATTATCACTTAGTAAATTATACTTTTGTAAATTATCTAATAAATCTCTTGTATCAGTTGAAAAAACACCTTTGATAGTTCCCATAATCTCATCAGAGAAATTCAAAGAAGCTCCCTGAAGAAAAGGAGCTAAACCATCATCAGCCCATGTTCCTTCATCTATTAAGTTTAACAGCCTCAATCCTTCAGGACTAAGTTCGTTTTGTTGTTTCGCATATTCCAGTTCATTTTTCAAAGAACCTAATTGATCTACTAATGATGTTTCAGCCATTTTTAGTCCTTAATTTACAATTAATCTACTACCTTTTAACTTATCTCTTAAAGGTATTTTTTTATTAGAGCCTAGTATTTGATTCTTTTCAAATTCAAGTTGTTTGACTAGAGGATTGTCTGTTGTTTTTAGTATAGGGTCTTCTTTAAACAGTCTTCTCTCTTCTTCCTTCCATCCATAATATCTAGACTTTTGTGTACTTTTGTTTGGAGAAGTGTTTTTTGACCAGTTAAGATCGTATTCGTTAAATGCATCAATTAACCTCTTTTTCCTTTTATTTACTAGATCAAGAGTTTTTAACAAAACTAAGTTACCTGCTACACTTTTTCCTAGCCCAGCAGAAGCATCTTTTATAAATTTTAAATCTGTGTCTGTAGGATTAACACCCAAAGATTTAACTTGAGGAAGAATAGATAACTTAGCTATACCTGCAAATACTTCTGCTTTTTTAGCTTGCTCACTTAACTCAAAGTCTGGACTAAAGAATTTAAATACTTTTTCAAGCTCCGCTAAGTTTTCTTGACCAAAACCAGTTTCTAAACCACCCTCTAACAAATCTAAAAGCTGATCTGTTCTGAATATTTCTTGTCTTACAGTATTTAAAGATTGCTGACTAAAAGGAGCTTTCTCTTTTGTTGTTAAATTATCCATTACTGATTGATAGTTTTTGTTATCTGCCTCAAATTGATCACTTACTGATATTTGCATATTAGTTGTACTTTTAGTTAATGATGAAGCTTTTTCAAAAGCCTGAGCAAAATTTTTCTCATCTTGTGATCTGTTTTCAGGATTTTTTGACATTACTTCAATATACATTCTTTTAGGATCAGGAAGTTGTGCTTTTTGAGCAGAAGCTAGTTTATATCTTATATCAGCATCAGCTTGTCTTTCTGATACAAATTGATTTCTTCCTTGCATCATCATAGCTGTACCTATACCACTCAAACCAGCAGCAGTAAGCCTGTTACCAAATTCTGTTAAACCTTTTGGTGAAGCTAGATTTATACCTTCAGAAGACATCTGCTCTGTGATTCCTCTAATTTTATCCTGTTGAGCTTCTAAAGCAGTCTTTTGACCAAAGCCTCTTCTTATACCAGCACTAGCACCAGTTTCAAGACGCTGTAAAACTCCTTCTAAACCAGAAGCTCTTTGTGGTTCTTGTATTGGTGTGTCTAATCCAAACAAACCTTTCATAATTTCTTGTGCCATGCTTTATCCCTTTGCTAAGAATCCAAACGTACTATCTCTTTCACCTATTTTCTGAGCAACTTGTTCTGCTATTTTATCTATAACACTTTGAGATACAGGAACATTACCAGGCTGTGTAGGTGCTCCTATTGCTCCTCTAGCAGCCTCAGATAACAAACCATAACCTCCTGCTTGTGCTCTTAACGCAGCTATATCATACTGTTGTTGTCCTGATAAACCTGCTAAACCTGCTTCAAGTTCTCTACCAGCAGCCTCTCTAGCTAAATCTGTTCTACCTCCTGCTAATATTCTAGCTTGTTCAAACGGCTGTAACGCTGCTGTATCTATTGCTCTAGCTTCTCCTGTTAATCCAGCAGCTAGATTAGCTTGTCTTTGTGCTTCTGTTAGTCCAAACTGTTGTGCTGCTAATGCTTCTTGTGATCTAGCAATCTCTTGAGCAGATAGTATAGACTCAGCTAATGGACTAACTCTACGTTCACCACCTACAGTTGGCATAGTCTGACCATAACCTAGTAAACCTCTCTGTGCTAGTGTACCTAACATTCTTTCTTGTTCTCTTTGTCTAAGTGGCTCAGTTAATGCTCTAGTAGCTGCTAATTGCTGTGCTGTAGCTTCCTCTCTAGTTGTAGGCAGTCCTGTAATCATACCTGTAGCTGCCTCTAGTGATGCTTCTCTAATAGGAGCATAACCTGCACCAACTTCAGCAAATGCTTCTTCAGGAGTTATCCTACCAGTTCCTAGACCAGTTGTAACAGTATATGGTTTAAAGTCTGTTATACCAGCTTCTCTTCCTAATCTTAGTGCTTCTTCATAAGTCCTAGCACCTTGTTTTCTATACTCATCTGCTATCTTATTTATAGCTGCTATATCAAAACCAGCACCTACTAATTCTTTTATGTTTAAATCACTAAAGAAATCTTTTATTCCTGTTGGTAGTTTACTCTTTATGTCTTCTATAATACCAGTTTCTTCAGCAACTTCTTCAAATACACCAGCTTTTTCTAAAGCTTCTCGACCTGTTAGTAATCCTGCTCCTGCTTCTGCTGGTAGTATTTCTGATAATTCTTGTGTTAAATCTGGAAAAACATCTTCAACAGATGCTCTACCTTTTTCTAAATCTGCTAATGTAAACCCACGCAAACCGCTTTGATCTAATGTAGGAGCTAACGTAGTTTCAGGTACTGTTGAAATATCACCTACAGAGAAATCACGCATACCAAATGCTGATTCTCCATATGTTTGTGGAGCAAAATCTCTAGCTTGAAGTGAAACACCATCTGTTGGTAGTGCAAAGTCTGCATCACCAAATAACCCTGGCTGTGCATCTATCTGTGCTTGTGTTATAGCCTCTGGAGCAGATGTTAATGAATATGGGTCAGCACCTAACGCACTCTCACTAACAGGAATATTAAAATCTTCTACAACTCCTGAAAGACCTGTTTCATTAAGAACATCTCCTAATGTTCCACTATTATATAAATAAGAACCACCTCCAACAAGTGCTCCTGAAATTAATGCTTTTTCTACATCACCAGTTATAACTCCTGTTGTTGCTCCTGATAATATTGCATTACCAATAGCTTGTTGTGCTACTGCACTTACACTTGAAGCAAACGTTGCTCCTATGCTAGAAGCTAAAGAACCTATACCTGGTATTGCCATCAAAGCAAAAGGAGCTACTGTTCCTAGTAGTTTACCTATACCGCTAGAAGTGTCTTCATATACAGGAAAATACATAGGATTACCTTGGTCATCAAACTCAACACCAAAGTTTACCATTCCTTCAATATTAGAACTCTGATAACCCATTCTAGTGTAATCACCTCTAGGCTCTAAGAATCCTACTCTGCTTCCTCCAGGTAAGCTAAAAGGCTCTCCTGTAGTTTTATTTATAATTACTTCTCTACCTTGCTCATCTACACCTTTTCCAGCCTGAGATATATTAGTAAACCCTGCGTTAGCAAAGTTCTCTGCTTGAATCTTAAATATCTTATCTAAGTCTGCTTGTTTACCTTGATAACGATAACCGCCTTGAGCTAAGTTCTCATACTGTTGTCTAAACTGTGTCTCTAGTTTTTGTTTTATAGCTTCATTAGAATTAGCAATAGGTGCTACATCGCCTATACGAGCCTGTGACTGCTCTCTTGTTTCTGCAAACATACCAGTGCTACTAACGTCTCCAGAGGGCTGTGGTGGAGCTGTGGTGGGTTCTGGAGACGTAGCAGCTAACCTCATTGCATCTTGTTCTTCTTGTGTCAGTCTAGGAGCAACAGAAGGGTCTATGCCTTTCGCACGTTGCTCTTCTTGGAATCTTCTGTAATCTTCTAAGATACTCATGAGTATGACCCTCCCTCTATTGAACCACCAGATAATGTACCTGATAGTACAACATTCGTAATGGTTGCTGTGCCTGTTACCGCTGGGGAGGCACTATTAGCTTTCGTCGCAACTGCTGTAGCAATATTATCAAATTCAGTATTAATCTCTGTTCCTTTAACGATTTTGTTTGGATCTCCACTGTTTAACGTATCCTTTGCTGCAAAGTTAGTTGTTTTTGAATAATTACTCATTATATAGTCCTTCCTAGAACTGAATAAATATCTATCTTTTGTATTGATAGAGGGTTACTATCTATTGATGCGTTTACTCCTACTTGTAAAATAGTACCATTTCCTGATAATTGTGTACTAAGTTTATCAATAAATACAGTAGCTGAATATTCTGCTACATTGTATTCTGCTGTACCATACTCAGCAATGTTTCCTTCTTTTGTTTGTACATCAGCATTATTAAAACTGTTTTCATAATCAAAAGCCCATTTCAAAGCTAATGTAGTATTAATAGCACCTATGACTGTTACATTAATCTTTTTAGGTATTTTAGTTACAGCAGGATTACCAAAGTCTAAATATGGTGATAAATAACTAAATACATAACTAGAACCACCATCAGTAAAATTTTTATACTGTGCTATACCATTAGGTTGTCCTAACAGTAATCTGTTGTCATTTGTTACCGCTAATGATGATGGGTCTATACTATCCCATCTAGTTACTCTGTATGAACCATCAGGTAGTGTTGCTCTTACATCAAAACAAAATGTAAAACCTGAAGCTGGTAAAGTTAGTAAATAAAATGCTTCTTTCTCATAGTATACACTTCTTATCTCATCTTTGCTCTCTACTGCTACAAGAGAAAGAAAGTTATCTCTTACATTCTTTGACAAGTCTCTTAGTGGTGCTGACTTCTCTTGTATGGTTCTACCTAGACTTCTTAGACCACTATCAGATAGAAATACTAAATCAGTACCTATAACTTGTACAGAGTCTCTTGCAATACAACCTGTGCCTACGATTACATCATTTAATGATATGTTACTTATATCATCTGCATTTTGATATAATACAATGTGATGTTCACAGAATATTACTAAAAAGTTATTATGTGCAGCCAGTGCTATTATTTTATCACCACCAGGTACAACTTTCTCTAGGTTTAACTGTCCTGAACCTGAACCAGTAAATTCTGATCCTTCTAATAATCTACTATGATATATTGTTAATGGATCATTTACTATATTAGCCATCCACATTCTACCAAAAGCTGATAGTGCTACATTAGGTGTAAATGTATCTGTTGCATATCCAGAAGGTACATTACCTACATCTCCTAGT